AAGCACAGCAAGCTAAAATAGATTACGAAAATCAAAAGATGAAGGCCGCTCAGGAATTTGAACAATCGGCACAACAAAACGCTCAAATATTAAATATGGTTGAGCAACAGTTAATGACCGAATTTAATAACGTTCCGTGGGATAATTTAAAAACAACTGACCCGCAACAATGGTCTATCAAACGACAAGAATTTACTGAAAGGCAAAATGCCATTCAGAATATTCGGCAAACAGCAGCGCAACAATATCAACAGAAATTAGACGCTGGTAAAGTCGAACAACAAAAGCAAATGCAAGATGTACTCCAGCGAGAGCAAGAGAGTTTATATCGAGCTTTGCCAGCTTTTAAAGATGAAGGGACAAGAAACGCTGAGCAAGTGAAATTGACTAATTATCTTCTTACTCAAGGTTACTCTAATGATGAACTTCAAACTGTGTACGATCATAGAACTTTAGTGTTAGCTCACAAAGCTATGCAATTCGACTCAATGAAGGAAAAAGGAGAAACCGCTAAAAAGAAAGTTGCTAAGATTGGAAAAAAAGTTCTCAAGCCGGGAGCTAAACAGTCTAAAAAGCAACAAACAATAGATGCTGATGCAAAACTGAGAGCAAGACTTAAACAAACTGGCGATCATCGTGATGCAGCGGCATTAATTTCACAAAAACTAAAATTAAGAGGTAATAAATAATGGCTGTACCAGCTCAAACCTTTACAACTTATGGAGCCGTTGGTGAAAGAGAAGATTTAACAGACATCATCTACGATATTTCACCTATGGATACTCCATTTCTTTCAAATGCAAGCAGAGAAAGTGCAACTGCGGTTTTTTATGAGTGGCAAACTGACTCTCTAGATACTGCCGCCGTCAATGCTCAACTCGAAGGCGATGATGGTGTAACTTCTACAAGTAGTGCAACCACCAGGCTAGGCAACTACACGCAAATTTCGACTAAAGTACCACGAGTAACAGGTACGCTTCGAGCGGTAGCAACTGCTGGTCGCGCTGATGAGTTAGCTTATCAGATATCAAAACGCGGTCGAGAGCTTAAGCGTGATATGGAAACTGCGCTTACCGGAACTCAAGCAGCTTCGGCTGGTGGGGCGGGTACCGCACGTAACTTAGCTGGTATTGGTGCTTGGCTAAGCACTAACCAAGTTCAGAAGGGAGCCAATGCGACAACGCCTCCGGTTACGTCGGGCGCACCTACTACAGACCCAACTGCTGGAACAGCCGCGACCTTTGTTGAAGCTGATTTAAAATCGGTGGTTAAGCAATGTTGGGATAATGGTGGAGATCCGGGTGTAATTATGACTGGTTCTTTTAACAAACAAGCCGCATCTGGTTTTGCGGGCATTGGAACACAATTTAGAGATGTTCAACCTAGTGGTGCGATTGCTCCGGGTTCTATTGTTGGAGCCGCCGATATTTATATATCAGACTTTGGGCAGCATCAGATTGTAGCAAACCGATTTATGCCATCGGCTAACGTTTATGCGTTAGATATGGAGTATTGGTGTGTTGCTTATCTGCGGCCAATTCAAACAGAAGACCTTGGAAAAACAGGTGACAGTGATAGGCGTATGTTAATTTCTGAATATACTCTTGGTTCCAAGAATGAAGCGGCTAGTGGCAAAATTTACACCACGACAACTTCATAAGTAAATTGTGTCTGTCCTAGCCTCCCAGTTATAACAGACATACCCACGCGCCCTCTTTCCCCCCCTGTTAGGGGGCGCACTTTTAAGGAGTAATTTATGTATCATGGAATGAAAAAAGATGGTTCTAAAAAGATGAATCATGATTCAAAAAACTTTACTGATAACAAAAATCAGTTTTTAAAAAATATTGGTAATTTTTCAGACAAAGGTATGAAACAAATGCCAATGCAAGCTACTTTTTCAAAAATAAGTAAAAAGCACACATGAAAAGGTTGTTAGATCAAGATCCTTTGACTAACACTACGGTGTATCACGATTACGATTATAGCACTGGTCTTTCGACCATCGCTGAAATACAAGATGTTCAACCTTCTTTAGAATTAGCTAAGTCCATTAGAAACCATGGAAGTGGTGGTGCTATGGGTTTAAATGAATACTCTAAGCAAGGGATAAAAAAAGATTGGTGGCATGTAGCGTCTGTGCCTAATTCAGTAATACTAAAGTGGAAACGTGAGTTGGGTGTGGATATTTTTAACAAGCATCAATGGAAAGAAGTGCAAAAGCTATTAAATAGTCCAGACTATGCATACCTGAGAACTGGGACAGGGCGTGTCTAATTCTAATCTTTATCGCGATTGTTGTCATGCTATTAGCACTGGTCAATTTGAATTTGCTAGTACGATATTGTTAGAAATCATGTCAGAAAAGCCTGATGACTTTGAAGCAAAGTTGTTACTGTGTCGTTTGTTGATTGATTCAGGTAAACCCGCGTTTGCTTACCCTATTGCTATGGAAGTTGTACGCAGTCAAAGATCGTGGCGCACTTTAATGATGTTAGGTGCGGTAGAGCAACACTTACAAGAGCCAAAAAAAGCTGTGCAAACATTGAAAGAAGCAATGGCTTTATTTCCTAAAGTGGCTGCTAAACAGCACATGGCTACTATGTATCGATTATTAGGAAATGCTTGTGTTCTAAATTATGATTTCACTGGTGCTGAAAATTATTCAAAGTTGTCTTTAGAGATAGAATCGCATCATCAAGCTCATACCACCTACGCTTATGCAAAATTTCATAAACGACAATGGAAAGAAGGGTTTTATCATTATAAATATGGTTTAGGAAGCCAACCCTTCCGCAGAAAACATGATTATGGCATCCCAGAGTGGGAAGGGCAGAATGATGTTAGGTTATTTGTGTATGGTGAGCAAGGATTAGGTGATCAGATTGCACTTATGAGTTGTTGCCCGGTTGAACCAACGCAAATTACTTGTGAGCCAAAGCTAAAATCTTTGTTTGAGCGTTCTTTTCCTAATTCAAAAGTTTATCCTTCACAATACGCCAAAGAATTTAAAGAGCCAGTTATTTCAACGCACCAAAGCTCTATGGCTACCATGATGCAATGGGCAGAAATTAAACGGCGTAATGGTTATTTAAAAGTAAATCCTGACAAAACCGAGATGTGGAAAGGGTTGATGCAATCGTTAGGAGATAAACCTAAGATTGGCATTGCTTGGTCAGGTGGTAGGTTAGGAAGCGATGGATGGAAAACTCGCGCTCTCAGTCTCAAAGAACTCTCTCCTTTATTCTCTTTAGACTGCTCGTTCATTTCTCTCCAATATCGTGATGATGAATCCGATGTGAATGAGTTTTATCAGCAATCGGGTATAAAAATTCATCGTTTTCCTTTTGGTACACAAAGTAAAGACTTAGAAGATGTAGCAGCTCTTGTGCAAAATTTAGATGCTATCGTTACTGTTCCAACGACTGTTTATCATTTAGCTGGCGCAATAAATAAAAAAGCATTTGTGATTGTTCATTCTACTCCCCATTGGCATGAAGGTTTGTACGGCCAAAGCCCCTATTGGAAAAGTGTAGAGTTTATTAGACGGCAAGATCTAGGAGTACAAAAAGCAGTTCAAATAACAGTGAGAAAAGTAGAGAGATATTTAAAGGAGAAATCATGCGAATCTATATTGGAGTTGACCCCAGACAACCTATTGCCTACAACGTCTTGCAATGGTCTATTACAAGAAGAGCAAGTAAACCTGTAAGCATAATTCCATTAGTTTTATTTCAGTTACCAATTAAAAGAGTAGGTCTAACAGACTTTACTTTTAGTCGTTATCTAGCTCCAGCGTTATGCGGCTATCAAGGTGTGTCAGTGTTTATGGACGCTGACATGTTAGTGCTTGATGATATACACAAGTTAAAAGAATTTGTAAAAGATGACTGTGCTGTTTCTGTGAGAAAAAGCATTCATAAATTTGAATGGGCATCCTTAATGGTTTTCAATAATAGTTTATGTAAAAAGCTGACAGCAGATTATATAAACGATGAGTCAAACACTCCGCAGAATTTTGACTGGGCTGAATCTATAGGTGATATACCACAAAAATTTAATTATTGTGTGGGCTATGACGAACCTACTGAGCCAGCTTCAATTGTTCATTACACCGCTGGTATCCCACATTTTCCTGAAACCAGGGATTGTGATTATGCAAAAGAATGGTGGAATGAGTATGAATCAATGATAGGCAATGTAAGTTGGTTAGAAATGATGGGTGACTCTGTTCACGCAAAAATGGTTATAAATAATTTGAATAAACGGAAAGAATTATGGCAATCGCGAACTACAGCGACTTAAAAAATGCAATATCAAACTGGACAGCAAGGTCAGATTTCACTACGTCTAATTTAAACGATTTCATTGATCTAGCGGAGAGATATTTGAAACGTGTACCTGTGCCAGTTGAGGCACCTGAAATTGGTGGTATTCGCGGTGATATTCAAAGAAAAACAGGAACGTTAGTGGCGGGTACAGCTACCTTAGCTTTACCAACAGACTTTCAAGAGATATACCGATTTACCTTAACCGCTGATACATTTACAACGCTTCGTTTTTTAGCACCAAATCAACTAAGTTTAAATCATCGTAGTGGCAGCGGTAAACCAGCATTTTTTACTATAAGCGACGTAATAGAGTTTGAGGTTGCACCAGATTCCAATTATGCCTATGAATTATCCTATTACCCGATGGTAACAGGACTGTCAGATTCTAATACAACTAATTGGATCATTGAGAATTATCCCGATGCTTATTTGACTGCGAGCCTTTACCATGCTTATAGATTTCTTCAAGATTTTCAATCGGCACAAAGTTACTTAGATCAATACAAGCAAGTTGTATGGTCAGCTTCAGAATCCTATCGACTACCTCGAACAAGCCAAGGTAGCGTAGGTATTAAGACAGACAGTGCAAATCCATAATGGCTATACAAACTATTAATTTCGGTAACTTCGAGCCAGACTTACCTGACATATTCACGCAAGGTACGTCCATGGCCAAGAATGTCATACCGCATCAAAACTGTTATTTACCTTTTAAAAGTATCAGCACAGATACAGATGCCCTGACAGCATTTTGTAGAGGTGCGGTAGCGTATTCAGATGGAGAGGGTAATACAGAAGTTTTTGCTGGAGATGAGACTAAACTTTATCGTCTTGCTGGTACTACTTTTTCATCTGTAGGTGGATCGACCTATGCTTGTGGTGATGAATCTTACTGGGAGTTTGCTAAATTTGGAGAACAGATAATAGCAACTAATTTTGACAACAATATTCAAGTTCGCAGTTTTGGAGCTAGTGGTAGTTTTGCAGATTTAGGTGGCTCTCCACCAAAAGCTAAAACGCTTTGCATTAGTCGAGGGTTTTTAGTTTTAGGAAATGTCAATGACGGCACACATAGACCAAACAGAATTCAATGGTCAGGTCTTGAAAATATTACTAGCTGGGGTTCTAACCCTGACACTCAATCAGACTTCCAAGATTTACAAGGTGATGGCGGTAAAGTACAAATGGTCATGGGCGGCGATACTGTCATTATATTTCAAGAGCGTGCAATCTGGGAGATGGAATATATAGGTAGTCCTTTAGTTTGGAGACTGACTAATACAATAGTTAATATGGGAACTCCAGCCGCTCGAAGCGTGGTTCGGTACGGTGATAGTTGTTTCTTTTATTCTCAAGACGGATTTATGAGATACGACTTAGGAGGAAGGATAACTCGTATAGGCGATAAAAAAGTAGATTTGTTTTTTGCCGCACGAGAACAAACAACCAGACGTTTTAGAATGACCAGCGAAGTTGATGTTCCAAATGCCAAAGTTGTTTGGAGTTATTGCACAGGTGAAGGCGATCCAACTGAATTAATAATTTACGATATTAAAACGGATAGCTGGAGTTTTGTACAAATAGATCATCAAATTATTTACTTTGGAAGGTCACAAGGTTTTACGTTAGAAGGTTTAGATTCTATTAATACTTCAATCGATGCGTTACCAGCAAGTTTAGATGCGGATTTGTATAAAGGTGGTCAGCTTGCACTTTTTGTTTTTGATACTAATAACAAATCAGGAACGTTTAACGGAGCGGCTTTGACAGCTAGAATAGAAACTGGAGAGGTTGCCACTGAGGATATGGAGTTTTTATTTTGTGACAGAGTAAGACCTTTAGTAACAGGCGCAACAGCTAGTAATACAGTATTTTTAGCTACAAGAGACTCTTTAAATTCAGACTTTACTTATTCTTCTGGTCAAACAGTTAATTCTATTGGTGAGCATAACTTTAGAAAGACAGCAAGATATATGAGATTTAGGGTAGATATTGCTGGGGGTTTTGATGAGGCGATTGGTGTTAGAGCTAATTTAGATTCCAGAGGTCGTAGGTAATGATTAGTCCCGACCGTAGAAAAGCTATACGAGAAAGGGTTGAGAGACAAAAAGCATTTGATCCCGAAAAAGAAGCACAATTAAGGCTTTTTGCTAATCAGAATATCCCCGGCGCAACTTACGGATTTGCAAATATTCCTTTGATGGATTCAATAACGGCAAATCAATTTGATGCAAAAAGTTTGCCTTACCAAGATATTTTAGATGGAGTAAATATAAGAGGCATTGGTTTAAAAAACTTTTCAGTTCACGATGGAAATATTGTTGATAAAGTTTTTAATGCAAGACTCAAGGCATTAAATAACGATAAGTCTGCTGGTGAACTCGCAGTTATTAGACACATGAAAGACTGGGGTCTAAATAACAATGCCGCACTGGTAACTTTTTTAGAAACTGGTATTTTACAACCCGGTGTTTCTAAAGACACTTTGCTTGAAGCGTATGATTATGGCTTACGTCAAGATGCTAAACACATGCAAACAAAACCAAAAGGTTTTTTTAAAAGTTTGTTAAAAGGTAATATTGGTGCAATTGCTGGACTTGCATTAGCACCTTTTACCGGAGGCGCATCTATAGCCGCTGGGGTTGCGGCGCAAAATTTAGCTGAAGGCGATAATCCATTTAAAATTACTTCAGTAGAAGCTGAAATAGCAAAAGATTTAATTCAAGGCACAAAAAAAGGATTGAGTCGAAACAAAGGATCGACTGATCCATCTTTTTTATCAAATGTGGGTGAAGCAACTAGCATTACTGCGCCAAAGGGATCAGATTTATACAATGCACAAATAGCCGCTAATGAAAGAATCGCCGCTAACTCAAGTTCTGCTGGTTCAACTAATGCAGCCATGCCTACACGAAGAGAATATACTCCGCCAACTTATCCAATAAATACAATACAAAATGCTTTAACTAACACTTCTATTCAGCCAGAATCAGATCCGGTAATTAGAGATTTAAATGTTTTATTTTCTGACCCTGTTTATCGTCGGGCAGTTACTTCTACTCCGGGAGATCCGACAGGAAATGCACCTCCTTTAGAAAATATAACTAGACTATTCCAATTTCCGGGTATGCAAGATCCACAGTTAGGTGAGGATATTGTAAAAAGAGCATTGTACATAGGAGAGTTAGTAAATCCTTATTTAAAAGCTGGGGGAACACCGGGATCTGTTGCAGAAGCTATGGGCAATCAAAATGAAGGAAACGAAAGAAAGTTAAAAGATTTACTCAATCCTTTATCATCATTACTAATGCCTAATCAATTAGGATCTTCAGGTTCTCTCAATCCATTTACTGCTGGATATTCATACAGATTTGATCCTGTAAGATTTAATGAAAATCCAAATTTAGTAAACAGTTTATTAACACAGCAAACAAATCAAAATTTGCCGACGATTTTAGATTATGAGTTAGCAGATTTACTTAGACAAACTAGTAGAGGTTAAAATGGTTCAAAGAACAACAACAGCTCCCTATCAGGCTGGTTATTTAGATCAGGTATTTCGTGAAGCGCAAAGAATGTACGAAGGGGGACAATTAGCTCCAAATCCTTTTTTGGGGCAAAGAGTCGTTCCCATGTCAGAGCAAAGAGGTGATGCTTTGCAAATGCAAGAAAATCTTGCTAGAGCTGGCAATCCTTTTACAGAACCGCAAACAGGTGGTTTAGTCTCAACACTGAGAGGTGACTTTCTGTTACCAGAGAGTAATCCATTTTTGCGTGCAACTTTTGATCAAGCGGCGGGAGCGGTAAGTGATGCAGTAGCTGGTCAATTTGCAAGTGGTGGACGTTATGGTTCAGGTGCTATGGCAAATGCTCTCGGAAGAAACCTTAACGAACTGGCAACGAGTATATATGCTCCAGCTTACGAGGCTGAGAGGGATAGAATGTTAGATGCAAATCGGTATGTAGACACAGCAAATCAAATGAGGTTTGATGATGTCGCAAGATTAGCTTTGACTGGTCAAGAACGTGAGAATCAGATGCAGAGAGAGTTAAATCAAAGAATAAATTTATTTAATGAACTACAAGCTCAACCAATTGATGCTTTAGGTAGATACGCAAGTTTACTTTCTGGTAACTTTGGTGGCACTTCAAAATTAGCAAATGAATTAAGTACAACTGAAAAAGTTATTGAAGGTATAAAATTTGCCACTGATATAGCACGTTTAGGAAATGCGAATATGACTGCTGGGGGAGTAGTGAAAGACATTGCTACAGGCATTGGAAACTTTGTAAAAATATAGGTATTTAAAATGGGTGAAATCAGAGATTATAATGTAAGTGCCGATAGTAACACAGCCACACCTCCAGATGGCGCACCGGAAGGAATGGCACCAAGTACAGTAAACAATACAATGCGAGAGGCTTATGCCCGAATCAAACGTTTTTACAATGACACAAATGGTGCTAATACGACGGCTGGTTCTGGAAACACTTATACCCTAGCGGCTAGTCGCACAGTTGCCAGCTATGCGGCTGGCGATCTGTATGTAGCTAAATTTAACCATAGTAATTCTGGGAATTGCACGATAAATATAGACTCAGTTGGAGCTAAAGGTATCGTTACTCCAAGTTTAAATGAATTGCCTGTCAACAGCATAAGAGCTGGTGGTGTATATGCAGTAGTGTATGAAGCGTCAGCAGATAAATTTATTTTGTTAGATTCGCATCCCTCTGAGAATCAAATTAATCTGAAAAATCCAGATAGTGAGGATACAGCCGGAGGGCGAGAATCACAGATTGTATTTAAAGGTTTACAATCAGGTTCAGAGGAATCAACACTCGGTAGGATTCAAGCAAGTCATGAAGGCACAAGCGACGATCAAAAAGGTCAGTTAATATTTTCGACTAACGACGGAAGTGACTCCGATGCTCCCACCACTGCCATGACAATTTCATCAAATCAAACAGTTACTTTTGCTAAAAACCCAGTAGGTGTTGGTGGTGTAGTAAAAAATTATATTTTGAACCCAGAGTTTTCGTATTCGCAAAGAGGCACATCTATTACAGATGCCGCACCGTACTCCAATGCAAACAATCACGCTTCAGCAATAATAGATATGTATCGGTTGGTTTCGGACGGAAATAATATTGTAGATATTACTCAGACGCAAACAGAAGTACCGTCCGGATCAAAAACTGCAATCGAGCTAGACGTGGAAACAAATTCAAAAAAATTCGGCATCGTACAATTTCTGGAGAACGTAAATTGTGAGTCGATCATCGGTCAAGAGGTCACTCTTTCTGCTCAAATTAAAGCTACTTCAGATTTGGACGATGTACGTATGAGTATTATAAGCTGGTCAGGCGATGAGGATTTACCTCCGATAAGTAGCACTAACTTCATCTCAGCTTGGGAATCGGAAGGAGTAAATCCGACACTTGCTACCAACTACGTCTATGAGAACACGCCAAGCAATTTGAACGTAAGTTCATCCTATGCTAAGTATCAAGTGACCGCTACGATAGATACTGCTAACACTAAAAATGTTGCAATATTTATTTGGTCAAATGTAACAGGCACAACGGCTAACACTGATAAGTTGAGGATAGGGCAAGTGATGCTTGAGAAGGGTTCATCTGCATCAGATTTTGTGTTTCCAAAATTTTCAGATGTTGTAAATGACTGTAAACGATATTTACACATGAAAGTTCAAATAGGTGGCAGTACGATGGATTCTGGAACAATTGCGAATGGACATGCTTTTACTACATCGGCAAGATTAGCAATGCCACTCCAAGCTCCGATGAGAGTAGCTGGAACTATTACCTATGAAGGTGGGCGATATATAGGTGCATCTGGTGGGAACGTAACAGGTTTTACACAAGGAGCTGATGACGGTGTAAACGTAACCGTTGATTCTTTTAACGTCACTTATGCAAGCAATTCAGGTATGTTTTCTGGCTCTGCTGTTTATATCACTCCGGGACAGAGTGGAGGGTTTTTTATTTTGTCGGCTGAGTTAGGAGTTTAAAATGTATACTGAACTTAAATACGTAAAAACAGAGGTTTTTCCCAACGAATTTGTTACTACTATCTCTGGCAAAAAAAATGGTTATAACTGCTCGGTTCCAATAAATAAAAAAAATTCTGACTATGTAGCAATCATGCAACTTGTTGATGCTGGCAGTCTAACGATTGCTGGAACAAACAATAAATATTTTTGTTTTGAAGATGGAACTGAGAAAGACGAGTCATAATGTCTACTGAAAAAATATTTGAAGTAGCCTCTGATTTACAAGCGCACGAAGCGCAGTGTGATGAAAGGATTAAAACAGTTTTCAATCGTCTAGAGTCAATCGAGAAACGCCTTGACGAAATTTCAAGTCTGCTCACCAAAGTAGCAATTTTATTAATCACATCAATGGGGGGTTTGATAATAGCTTTAATTTTAGGATAGCAACATGGAACTTATGTCCATCACCGCGTGTTTAGCGGTAGCAAATAAATGTATTCAAGGAATTAATAAAGCCTGTAATGCTGGGCAAGATATAGAAAGGTGTATGAACAATGTGCAAAGATTTTTTCAAGCAGAAAGTGATTTGCAAACTCATGTTAAGAAGAATAAAAAACCACCTCTATTTAAAAAATTAACTAATCAAAAAAGCATACAAGAAGAAAGTCTGGAATTGTGGCGTATGCGTCAAGCCATGGCAACGCACAGAAAAGAATTATATACCTTGATTACCTATAGTTATGGGAAAGAAAAATGGCAAGAATTAGTACAGATTGAAAATGAGCTAAAAAAAGAAAGAAAAGAAGCAATAGATAAACAGATTGAGATGCGGCGTAAATTTGCTGATGCAATTTTTTTATTGTTAGGCGCAATTGCAATTATTGGAATATTAATTGGTTTCGTTTACGTTCTAAGTTTAGGTGGTAAATGATATTAGTATTTCAGCTAATGATTTACATAAACGGCGTACCGCAACAAAACGATGTTAGTTATTGGAAGTCAGCTTTACGATGTGCGGAGTTCAGTCAAATTATTAGAAAGCAAAACTACCGCTATGATAATAAAAAATATCCGCAACCTGAGATTGGTGCGGTGTGTGTTCCAAAAATGGTAAAAAAAAACAGTGTAATTATATGGGAATAAATAATGGCAAGTGTAAATGATTTATTAAATATGCAAATGCAAGGCTTATTAACGCAACCACTACCTAGTAATTTAAGTTTACTATCTCAAGCATTAGGACAAGCTAACAACCCTAATATACCAGCTAGTGGTTTTCAAAGAGTAGCGTCTATCCCTGGTCTGCTTGCACAAAATATGGCCAACAACAGGAAGTTGCAACAACAACAAGTTCAAGACTTATTATCTTTAAATAAAACCATTATGGACAGTAACTTGTTGCAACAACAAGTAAGAGAAGCAGAGTTAAAAAATAAGCTGTTTGATCAATTCTTAGGTTCTAGTAATTCAATGATGGGATCGCAAGGAGAAATAAATCCGGGTTTAGCTCTTATTTTTCCAGATTTAGTCGAAGCAATGCAAAAAAATCGACAATTTGATTTGGAAGAAAAGAAATTTGTAGAACAACCGGGACAACAAGCTAAAATAGAAGCGGCTAAACAACAAGCAAAATTTAAACAAGAAGCAAAACAATCTTTTCCAAAAAACTATCAAAAATATGAAAATATTATGAATAGTATAGATGGATTGCTCGAATCACCCGGTTTAGATGAATTAGTAGGACGAATTGAGTTGATTTCAGCGGGAGAAATTAGAATTAATCCGGGAAGTGATTTAGCTAATGCGTATGAAAGATTGCAACAAATAAAAGGTCAAACGTTCTTACAGGCTTTTAATGCTCTAAAAGGCGGCGGTCAAATTACAGAATTTGAAGGACAACAAGCTCAATCATCATTAGGTCGATTAAGTACGACGCAAAAAAAAGAAGACTTTGTTGCTTCACTAAATGATTTAAAAAAGATATTAAACAAAGGTATTTCACTTGAGAAGTTTAATGCTGGTTATGCAAATTTACCAAAAGGAGCATTACCTTTAGGTTATATGCAAGGATCTCAAAATCCTTTTATTTTGATAAACGGTTCATACATTGAAATGCCATCAGTTAGAGCTAAGTATATGGGTGAAGCAGTAAGAGATGGTAAAACAGGTTTTGTTTTTCAAGATAAAGGTAAAACTTTTTTTGTTACTCCATAAAATTTTTAGAGGAAGATAATGGCTACAATTGAAATAAGTGATGACGAACTACAAAGAATTTTGATTCCTCCCGCTGATGGTAATCAATCAAAAACCTCAACGCCTGGTCAACCCGTAAACGTCTTTGAAAGTGGTATGCAAGTTCCATCAGGCACAGAAACAAGGTTGATTAGTGCTGGAAGAACGGTTGATAAGTTAGTAAGTGGAGTTCAGAATTTATTTGCTGATGAACAAAGACAAGCAGAAATCGCACGAGAACAGGAAGAGAAAGATCGTCTTTTTAGTCAATTATCAGAGCAACGTCCTGTTAGCACAGCAGTAGGAGAAGCGTTGCCATTTTTCGCTTTGCCTTTAAGAATTGGAAGTGGCTTGTTAGGAACAGGTCTTACAACTGCAAGTAAAGTACCGGGTTTCAAAAATGTAGCAACAGTAGCTGATAAAGTAAAAGATAGTACAGCGGCAGATGCAGTTATTACTGGTGGTTTGATAGGTGGAGCTACTTATGATGATAATCAAAGTGGACAAGCTATTGAGGGCGGTTTATTAGGTCTTGCTGGAGACTTAGGAGGTCGTTTTTTAGGGAGAATAATTCAACCTGTGCAAACTAGGTTAGAAGGTCAAAGCAAAAGATTAGCAGATTGGGCAAAGTCAAAAGGTTATAAGTTACTACCTTCTGAAGAGACAGGTTCTTTACCTTTAAAACAATTAGAGGCTTCAATGCAATCTAGTCCAAGCACTTCTGCACCAATTCAAGCAGTAAAAGATTTTAATCAGAAAAAACATAATCAAATTGCTTTAAATTCTATTGGTGAAGATGGCACCGAAATTACTGGTGAAAAATTAGATGCAGCTCATAAAAAACTGGGAGAGGAATTTAATAGATTGACCAGAGGTGAAGAAATTAAATTAGATTATGGAGAAGAGGGAACTATTCTTGATAGAATCAACCAAAATTTAGAACGTTATGGAATTGATAGTATTGATGAAATAGATGGTGGAGTAAAAATCGTTGAAAAAACGGTTCTTAATAAACTAAGAGATGGAGATGTAATTACTGGTGAAAATTATCAAAGATTACAGTCTCTAGCTAACAATAAATCTCGTAGACTTTTAGGAGTAATAGGTAACGCTTCAGATCTCGAAAAAGGATTTTTATATGCGGCTATTAAAGAGTCTTTAGACGATGCCGCAGAAAGAAGTTTAGGTGGTGCCAAATTAACAGCTTTTAAAGATGTGCGAAGAAAATGGAAAAATAAATTAGCTATTGAGTCACCTAACGTTGTTAATACTGGAACGGCTGATATAAGCCCAGCTAGGTTAGCAAATACTCTAAATAGAATCGATAAATTTGGTTTTAGGTTTGGTCGCGATACTAGTGATCTATATCAATTAGGGCGATTTGGTCAAGCCTTTAAAGATATTGCAGATTCTGGCACAGCTACAAGATCAACAGTTGGTAGATTCGAACAAACAGTAGGTGATACTGGTAAACTTTTAGGTCTTGGTGTTGCTGGAGCTGGTGCGTTAAGCGATGCACAATTAAACAACATTCTTCCAGCACTTGCGTTTGGTGCTACTGCTCCCGCTATAACAAGCAGCTTATTTAATTTAGGCTCAAGAGGATATGTGGCTGGTGGAGGATTTCCATTAAAAGGAGGGTTACTCCCTCCAATAACTGAAAATATTACTCCTGACTTATTACAAACGGTAAGAAGCGTTTCAGGAAGGGCAGTTCCAGCTTTTAATCTTTTGGGGGATTAACTCCTACTCCTTTCCAAATATCAAAAAATAAAATTTTCTTAATAGTTGGACTGGAATATTTACTAATACCATAAAACACTACTGACATAACAATAAGCCAGAATATCGGCCTTAAAACTAATAGAACAAATATAAAAATTACACTCATGAATAATTACGCCCCATCATCGCTTTTAGGACAAGCAAGGCCATCAGATACTAACGCCGCTACTTTATATACAGCATCTTTAAAGACAGAGATTGGCCGTATTATCATTGCAAATACGAGTGGTTCTGCGGCTACGTTTAGGCTTTTCCACGACCAAGGTGGCTCGACATATACGGAGAGTAACGCCTTAGCTTTTGATGTTTCTATAGCCACTGGAGCTATCAACGATGCACTGCAAAGTTTCCAGATGGGTAATGGTATTACTCTTGCGGTAACGGATACACTTGGTATACGATCGAGTGTAGCCAATGCACTTACCTTTACGATATATGGGGTAGTGTCAGACGCTAGATAATGGTAAAAATTAGGCTTTAAGGCACAATTTGTGCCTAAATTGGATATAAGTTTCTGATTAAAATAGTAATTTTTCGCCCTTTCACGGCGGCAACAGGGGTTCGAATCCCCTAGGGGACGCAAACTATTCATAATAAAATCAAACACTTAGATATACTCTGAGGGTACGTTTAGTAAACATAAGTTTACAAAAATGAAATATCGTATAATAGAGTAGTCTGAAATGTGCCTAAATTGTGCCTAAAACAATTATCCAACATTTACATTTCCCTTATATTGTTCTAACTCATTTATGACATGAGTGTAGCGTTCAGTCACAGCTATGGTTGAGTGGCCAGCTAACAGTTGAATAGCTCTAATCGGCGTTCCATTTAGTACGTGATATGTGCAGAAAGTATGTCTCAGCCAGTGCAAAGAACCCGGTAGCTGCAACCTTTCAATATGATTGCGATAAGCTCTAGTAAGACTAGCTGGATGCATTCTAGGAAAAACGTAATTTTTATCCATGTGCTTATCCCAAGTTTCGTCATATCTTAATTCATCTATCGCTTCTGCTGCTTTATTGCTTAGGGGTATCTGCCGACTTTTCCCAGATTTTGTTCGAGCTTCTTCTGTTGATACCACATAAATAAATCCGTCTTGAATATGATCATGTTTTAGTTGTAGCAATTCGCCTCGACGCAAACCTGTATTTACTGCTAACTGCCATCTTGCCTTCATGGTTGAATTAGCAAACAAATAATCTATTTCATCAGCTTTGTAGTAGGGCGGGGGTTTATCTTCCGTATTTTTGCCAAGAGAGTAACTTTTGACTGGATTATCAAAAATTACTTTTTCTTCAAATGCTTTTGCAAAAATAGCTTTGATTGTGTTTAGCTCTTTTTCTAAAGTGCCAAAACGAACTAATTCTTTTCTTCTTACAAAATATTGATTTAATATCCTGTGGTCAAAAGAAGACATAGGCAAATACCCAAAGGCGGGTATCAAATGTTTTCGCACAATCCCGATAACTCTTTGGTGGGTTCGTAACTCAGTTCGCATCTTGTGAGCTAGTAAATACTCATGATTTACATAATCTTCAAAAGAAGGTGAGCTTAATACAGGTTTAGCTCTTTCTTGCTCAAATTGCTGGAGAACTAAATTTGCTTCCCGTTTACTTAAGGAACCAGAAAGCGTCTTTCTTTTTTGTTTGCCTCCTTTTTCCCGGTACCTTATTGTCCATTTGCCGCCTTGTTTCGATAATGTTGCCATGACCCCTCCATCGCTTTCCTTAAATCACTTAGCCGATACACTTTCTTACCCATAAAACTTGTGGGTAAAATACCATACCTTTCGTAATTTCTACGAAAATGCACTGGCGAAACGCAACAATAGTGTGCAGCCTCCTTTTCAGTGAGATAATCTTTGCCTTCAATATGTAATTTAGTGTTTTCCATTTTTACTCCTAGAACGGTATATTGTCATCAATAAAGTCATAATCTCCATCTTTTGCTGGGGGTGGGTTTCTATCATCAAATTGTTGCGATGGTGATTTTTGAGGAATATCTGATTGGGTTTGAATCTTCCAAATTTCAAGATTATTGTAAACTGAGCCGTTATATTCACGCCCCTTAATATTAAAGCTAAAATCAATTTCTTGGCCGACTTGCGCGTTTAATTCTGCTAAAGCTCTAGCGTTTTTGCCCACCATCTGAAATTTCACCGTTTGCGGATATTTGGTGTCACCATCAATTTCTACGATAAGCTCTTGAATCTCAAAATCGCGGTTTTTACCAACTACTTTAATGTCCGGTATCTCTATAATTGTTCCACTGTAATCAATCATATTATCTCCTTTTAATATAAAAACTTTCTTTGGTGGGTTTACTTCTAAAATCTTCTAAATTAATAGAAATCTTGTCTTTCACGTGATCATAAATATCTTTGTATTTAAGATTTCCTGAAGTTGCTTTTTTACGGACTATTGAAATCTTATCGTGTTTCCAAGCCGTGCCTTGATGTTCTTTTAAAAGTTGTTGCTCAAGCATTTTAATATCGTCAGTTAACGAATCACGCTGATTATATAAATCAAGCAATCCATCGACCATATTGTTGAATTTAGGTGATGGTGTGGTTGATGTTAGATCAGCTATTTCGTCAGATGGTCTTTTCATGATTTTTTCGAAATCTGCCCAAGCGTCAATCAACTGCGCTTGTCGTTCTTCATCAGGATAATAATCAATGAGAGTAATATCTTTACTTTCTGGATGTAAAACGGCAAATACAGCTTTATCCGCTCCGGTAACGTATAAACCATGGTCTAATTGCCACTTATAATGATTTACGATTTCATTGTTTTTTGCTGATTTAATTGTTTCTGAGTTAGGTGAAAAGGGGCATTTGATTTCTAAGTAAGTGCTACCGCTAAAATTTAAACCATCAGGGGAGGCTAAATATTTTCCTTCCACGCAAATTTTTGGCTGAAATAAATCAGATAACATTTCATTTACTCGTTCTCGCACAAAGGGTTCATTATCGTTGCCATGCTGAACCGCTGGTTGATATACATTAACTTTCTTTATGCCTTTTTTTACTGCCGCTAAATCAAGCTGATTCTTTGGATCAAACTTGCCTTGATTCATAACCGCAGAAGCCTCTGAGGCACAAAAATGGTTTTTTCGAATATCAAAGTGTTCAGTGGTATTAGGTTCAATATCAAGTATTTGCATTAGCTCTCTCCTTTTTAGTGTTGAGACTGTTTACAGCTTTGTCAAATGAACAAATAGGCAAGTTCTCTAGAGCATCAATTTCAAAGTGTTTGTAAAAAAGCTTTTCATCAGAGTTAGTTTCATTTATCAATTGCTTGATTTCAGCGACTTGAACCTCGCTAATGGTTTCAGGTTCATAATCAATAAGGTCGCGGTCAGGGTCGTCTCCAGTTTCAAGCATGAAGGTTTGAAGGCATACATACTTTTTAGCATAGCTCACAGCCTTGCCAATGCCTTTATCTTGATTGTCTATCCCAAAACCTACTGAATAACTTTCAAAGCGATCGGTGGGTTCGTCTATATTTATAAAGCTAAATTTTACAATCGCAGTAGTTCGATTTCCTTCGATAAAATGTTTTTCAACCGTTGGAATTATCACTACCCCATGTTCAACTAGTAAAGGATGCACCTTTGCAGCAACCGCATCGTGCGATACAAATGTGTATTGACCATTTACTTTTTTATCTTCTTTTTGAACGTAACTAAGTTCCTCCATAATCTTATTTATTCTTTGATAAATATTTAACGATGGTTTCTCTTTTTTAGCCGTCATGCCGTACCCCCTACTTTGTAATCTTCTTCAAAGGGTGGTTCGTTGGCCTCAAGATCTACGCGTTCCCTGGTTTCTTCAATTTGTCTTTTTAATTCAACTTCATAAAAAGCAATAATATTTTTCTTCAAACCCTCTCTGATTTTTGCAACTAACAAATCATCTTTACCCTCGGTCACTAATAACTGTGCTAAAAGAGGGGTAATCGCATGATCTGAATATCTTACGCTGTCTTTGTCTTCCCCGGTGGTGTCCCACCAATTAATTGCTTCTAACTGAGTAAAAACTTGATCAGCCGACCATGCTTGGAACGCTAACTGAGTTTTTCTTTGGTTTGTAGCGGTGTCTAAACAAAAGTCTGGATCAAATCGAAGAATGTCGTAAATATCTTCATTAAGGTCAGCTTTTGCATCGGCACGTTTCAGATGTGTGGTGGCAAGTTGTTTCGACATAATAACCTCCTGTTTCGTTTTAGTAACAATAGATTATTATAATATATAAATGTTTACAATAGATAAACTTAAATAAAGTAAAAAAAACCTCAAATATAGCGTATTTTAGCTAAAAATGAGGTAATAAAGTTTATTTAATAAACCCTTCTTTAGACAATTCGAAGAGAACTTCGTTGATTCGGTGCGTATCAATATTTAATTTTTCTGCTAATTTTTTAGCAACCGTTGGAGTTTGTTTTAATCTATATTTATTGGCATTGCGAAAATCACACACGGCTAGAATGTAACCCTCACCATCTTTTTTTAACTTTATTTTATGTGCAAGGACACGGCCTTCGGCAATTGTCCCGTCTCGCCGCAACCATTGGCGATAATGATAATACCCATGCTTAAAAGTTTTGCGATCAAAATAATCAGAAATATCTATAATTTGTTTATTCAAATTTACGTGATTTACCCACAAATCTTCTGGTTTGATTTTTCCTGAAAGAAATTCATGGCATTCGTAACCCAAATGGTTTGCGTAGAAATAGTTGACATAGACAAAAAATTTCATACTTTCATGTAAAATTGAAATTCCAACAGGTAGTCTATCTAGAATGTGGCAGTCTCCAATGCCTGTGACAATGTCAAATTTACCATTGCTAACAAACCTGAAGTATTTTTCTATATTTTCTTGAGGATTCGTTCTAAGTTTTCTAACCCGCACAATAGTACTTTGAACACAAGCAATCTTATTACCATTTACATTTAAATCAGGAAAATTATGTCTCACCTTAAGCTGTAAAATTTCTTTATTTTTAGTGCGGATATTGACGTAAGAATAATCTTGATAAAAATCGCCATGGGATAAAACTAATTTATGTCGATGTTGACCGATAAGCTCATCTTTTGAAAATTTGGTCAAAGCGCAAAAGCTATCATTTACATCAACAATCAAACCAGTCGAATTATTTACTAAAATACTAGGCGGGTTATTTACATCGACCACAAATTCCTTATTATTATTCATCTTTTTTCTCCATCGATTTACAAAGCAAATCAAATGCGTCCGTTTCAACTCGACCTAACGCAATATAATTTTGGTAATTTAAACTTGTCCAATGAATTAGTGATTCTTCAGGAATCGAGACATTGTTATCCGTTGCTCTCTTCTTTAGAGTTTCATAAATTTCAAAATACAAGTCTTTATCAAAACTTTGCAAATCTGCGTTTAACACCGATTCATTTACCCCAAAATACTCACACAATTCAAACATTTTAGAATCTGTTACTTTTTGTGCATTAATCCAATCGCGTAAACTCTTTCGAGTGCAACCAAAATCTTCACAAAATCTTTCTCGCACACCTTCGTGACGTTCTTCCAGCAATCTCTTTAAAGCTGGCACATTAAGTTTTGGCATTGCAGCCCCCTGTTGTTCTCTCCAAAAAACAAAATAATCTTTCTAATGAATAAAATCAATAAACATTTGACTAAAATTATGGATTAGTATAGTTTTGGTTAGAGAGAGTAACCAATTGTTTATTGTTTAGAAACTTTAAGGAGAGCTTTTGAGTATTAGATTTATGAATTTCGCTTGGGACACGAAAGGCTTATCTAAAACTGAAAAGTTAGTTTATCTTTCGTTAGCCGACCAAGCAAATGATGAAGGTGTTTGCTTCCCTTCCATCAATTACACCGCAAACCGTACCGACAGCTCTAGACGAGGTGTGCAAATGGCTGTCCGTAGTTTGGCTAGAAAAGGTCTTCTGGAGATATTCGAGCGGAAAAATCAATCTTCAGTCTATAAATTACATGAAATTGAGGGGGGCGCAAATTCTGCACGGGGCGCAATGAATGGCATTGGGGGGCGCAATTATCAGCAATCAGGGGGCGAAACCTCTGCGCCCATAACCAATATATATAACCATCAAATAACCAATAGTGGGGTTAGCCAGAAAAAATATGATGAAGAAGCTCAACAAATTCTCAAATGGTTAAATAAAAAAACTCAGAAAGATTTCAGAGGTGAGGGGGCTTACATCAATATCCGGGCACGACTTCGGGAAGGATTTACCCCAGATGAATGTCGAGCGGTTATCGCAAGAAAATGGCGGGAGTGGAAAGACGATCCAGTGATGGCCAAATTTATCAAACCTTCAACTTTGTTTAACAAGCAAAAGTTTTCCGATTATGTGGGGGATATTCCCAAAGGAGAAAGTGAATGAATTGCCCAGATTGCGATCGAATGTTGATAAAAGCAAATCAGTGTAAATCGTGTGGTTGGCGAGGAGAGGCCATTACACCAACACTTTCTTGTAAATATTGTGGCTCAATGCGATCTCTCGGCCGGAGTAAAACTGGCGGAATGTGTTGCGTGGAATGTTACAAACTCCCGCAACCGGATGAGAGAAGTTGGTATGACGATATTAGGGATGAAATGTTGGAAAAGTCTTTGAAGCGTGATGACTCTGTTGGTTCGGCATTTCGAGTGATGGTTGATAAAAATTTAACGGAAGCCGAGAGAAAAGAGGGTTTTGATTTAATTATGAAAAATAAATTGATATGAGTTTGCCTAATGAAAACGATGCGTGGCTCGCACTCCAAAAAATTAATGAAACAAATTTATCCTACGCTCAGGCTTTTGCAAAATGTGCGGCGACAGAGAAGGAAATTAAAGTTGCAAAAATGCGTGGCCTTCCCGACTCAGGAACAGTTATTGAGCGAGAAAAAAGAGCAATCTTAAGTGAAATTTATTTAGAAGCATGTGGCAAAAATAATGATGCAATTTTTGAAAAAGTTCATTTGGAGGTACAACGGGAATCTTGGATGCTTACCTTTAAATTTTGGCAAAGTTTAAATGCCAATATGAGGCAGAGTTAATGGCAATAAAACGTGATATTGCAGACAAATGGTTTTCAGATTGTGTGAGAGAACGGGCTAATTGGACTTGTGAACATAGTGGTCTAGTTGATCCAGACGGTCAAGCTAGAGGCGTTAGTAGGGTTATGGAATGCGCGCATATTTACGGTCGTAGAAATAAAAATTTGCGCTGGTATCCTTTCAATGCGTTTTGTTTGAGCCATACTTCACACCGTTTTTTTACTGAAAACCCTATGGAATTTGCGACTTTTGTAAATTTAACTTTAGGGGTTGGCCAATATGATTTATTAAAGGAGAGGAAAAATGACTTGCAGATTAAATATTCGAAAAGTGAACGGAAAAACATCGCATCTCACTATCGTCAAGAGTTCGAAAAACAGCGCAAGTTACGAGAGCAAGGTGCATGTGGAAGACTTGAATTTGTGGGCTATGACTGACGAAATAAAGGATTTATTGCGCGACTGGGCAGAATGGAATATTTCTGTTAATGGCTATCCTAAATCTACGACTATTTGGCGTTTAGCAAATTCGCCCGGAGAAGATCCTTTTCAGTCACGAATTCCGTCTGGAGTAATTCCTCCAGCAAGGTTACAAAAACTCCAAAAAGCCTTTAATAAACTATTTAATACCAAAGTTGGGGAAGATATAGCAGTTACTAGGATGTTTTATTTAGCGGGGTTAGAGGCAACGCAGAAAGAATTTCGATGCTCTAAACGCACGGTTTATGAGCGCAAACGTTGTGGAGAAGCTGCAATTCAAGGGTTTTTGAGAGCTTAATATTTTGTGAATTACTATAAAGTAAAAAGTTTGATTTTTGCACAATAAACAGTTACTATCATAGTATCTTAGGATAACTGCCTATAAAACCCGTTCAATGCGGGTTTTTTTATGTCTAAAATTTATCATGATTAAATCAAAATACTTCACTTACGATGAATTGATGTGTAAATGTGGTTGTGATCAATGCCTCATGCAACAAGATTTCGTTGAAAAACTAGATGATTTGAGAGAATCGATGGCGATGCCTTTGATACTTACATCTGCTTATAGATGCCCTGAACATAATGAAAAAGTGTCCTCTTCAGGAAAAAATGGCTCACACACGACCGGAAGAGCGGTCGATGTAAAAGTTTCACGAAAAGATGCTTACTTGCTACTGCAATTTGCGTTTCTTAAGAAATTTACTGGTATAGGTGTTAATCAGACCGGATCAAGCAGATTCATCCATTTGGATGATTTAACAAAATTAAATCGTGGCATCCGGCCAACGGTATGGAGTTATTAAAATGCTTGGAGATGCTGTAATTGGCGTAGCTGGCAAGGTTTTAGATAAGTTTGTCGTGGACAAGGATTTAAAGCTAAAACTTGAACATGAATTAAAAAGAGAGCTTCACGACGCAAATCTGGCTCAGATTGAGGTAAACAAGGAACAGGTTAAGCATCCTAGTTTATTTGTCTCTGGAGCGCGTCCAGCAATAATGTGGATATGTGCTTTAGGGTTGCTTATGTCTTTTTTTATCATGCCGCTCGCTGAGTGGATGACCGCTATCTGGTATCCAGAAGTTAGCCTTCCAGACCTCAACACAGGCGAATTGATGACTTTAACGTTGTCACTGCTAGGCCTGGGTGGTTTGAGGTCTTTTGAGAAGTCTAAGGGCGTTGCAAGAGATAATTTACGCAAATGATTGAATATCGCGGCGAGAAGTTTAGTAAATACAACAAACCAAAGAGAACTCCGGGTAAATCAAAGAAATTTGCTGTATTAGCAAAACAGGGCGATGAGGTGAAATTAATTAGATTTGGCGATCCAAATATGAAAATTAAGAAGAATCAGCCCGCTAAACGTAAATCATTCAGGGCGAGGCATCGTTGTGATACTTCTCCCCCATCAAAATTAACAGCCCGCTATTGGAGCTGTAAAAACTGGTAGGAGGATAAACTATGAAGCATGGGGCAAAAGGGATGAAATCCTATGGTGGGATGAAAGCTAAAAAGACGAATGGAAAAAAGAAACCTAAAAAAATGACTCCTCGCCGCAAAGTCAAAAAGTAAAATGAAAAAGCAAGTTGAAGCACCACCGGGTTTCCATTGGATGAAACACGGAAAGGGTTTTAAATTGATGAAAGACCCCCAAGGTGGATTTGTTAAACACGCCGGGGCAAGTAAGAAAGTTCCTTTCGAAGTTCAAAAGGTTCATAAGAATGCCAGTAAGAAAAGTTAAAGGTGGTTATAAATACGGTACAACAGGTAAAGTCTATCGTTCTAAAAAGAAGGCTGAGAGGCAAGGTAGAGCTATCGAAGCAAGTAAAAGACGGCGAAAAAAATGAGAAAATTCAGAAGGGTTGCTAAAACTAAAAAAGGAACTCCGAAAAAATATTTATCCGGTGCAAAGAATCCGGCGGCAAAAGAAAGAGAGATAAGAGAAACCGCTGAGAAATATAAACGTGGTGAATATATTAATATTAAAGAGGTGAGTAGAAGTCGTGCCAGCCAAAGCAAAACCAAAACGAAGTCGCAAACCACTAAGCGCAAAAACAAAAACCGCACTACGAAAAAAGGCAGATAATAGTCGTTTTACCTACGGCCAATTAGCTGAAGTTTATCGTAGAGGTCAGGGTGCATATCTTGGTAGTGGTTCGAGAGATGTTCCGATGGCGCAATGGGCTATGGGTCGAGTCAATAGTTTTATGACAGGGAAAGGCGGAGCCAGAAAAGCTGATAAAGATGTTTACGCTAGAACAAAAAAAGCATGAATAAAAAAGGTTGAAATAGTCTATTTTCCGTATTGAGCTGCTATTAATAGAGATATTTTTAAATTTAAATTAGACGCTATAAAAAGGGTAGAGATGCCAAATAATAAATTTATTGCAAGTGAAGAGCAGAGGTTAACTGTTAAAAAAATGGCTGGGGTTGGAATACCAGTAGACCAGATTTGTAAATGTATCATCAATCCAAACACTTCAAATCCAATATCAAAGCAGACAATGTACGATAACTTTAGAAATGAGCTTGATATAGGTATGACTGAAGCTAATACATCTGTAGCTCAATCCTTACATCAACAAGCTGTAAATGGAAATGTAACGGCTGGCATTTGGTGGACTAAAGCAAGGATGGGTTGGAGTGAAAAGAAACATCACGAACTAGAAGGTCAAATAAATATTTGCTGGGATGCAGTTGATGATGCAATGACTGACTATATGTCAGGAGAATAAATTGAATCGTTTAACAAATTTAACAACGGGTACAATGACTCCATTGCCTGATACTAAACAAATGAGGTTAGGTCAGGCTTTACAAAACTACTTGGGAATTTTAAGACAAACTTTTCCATCTGGTAATCCTTATGGTCAGGCATTAGAGGATTTCTTTCTAAGTGGACTGGAGGACATGTCGGGACAAATGGCAATGGGTAATCCGAGGGCAGTTGTAGGAGTTCCACCACAAACAGGTTTAGGTGTTACTCTTAATATGGCTGGCGTACCTTTGATAAATACTTCCGTCTTAGATTTAGCTGACGTTACGCCAATAGGAACAGCAACAAAAGCGGCAACTGGGGTAGCAAATCTTGTTGCACCAGCTTTGGCTGGATTAGGAGTTTATGGAGCTAATCGACAACTAAAAAACTTATTAGACATTGATGACAGCACCACAGCAGAAAATGTCGTAGAGGCAATGGATCAAGGGTTATTAGGAGCAAGATTAGCAACCGATCCAGAAACAAACGTTATGATGGCTACACCAGCGGTAGCGGTTGGCACAAAATTTGATCCTCCTGACAGGTTAGGCTTTCGGTCAACTGTTAAAGATGTTTTCAATGCTGATAACTTTCCGAACAGCGGTACACCGGATCAGATATTAGCGGCATTTGGGCAAAAGGGCGGCTTGTCGCAAGCAACATTAAATCAAATTGGAAATCGACAGGTTGACGAGGAAGAATTAAAATTTTTAGGCATTACTGATTTAATTGAGGATGCTAAAGCAAATAATAGAAAAGTTACGAAAGAAGATATCAGTAATGCAATTGCTCGGAATGAGCATCAATATAATTTTAGAGAAGAAATATTAGACTTTGATCCGGGAGATGCCTTTGAAGCAAATGTATCAGAGCCAAGAATTTTAGATTATGAAGAAAGTTATGGTCAAGACTTGCTTGACGAGCAAATAGAAGATTATGTTCAAGATTATTTTGGTGAAGAATTAAGCGATCTTGAACAAAAATTTGATTTAGAAGAAATTGATGTAAGTCAATATAATGATGGAGTAGCAAGATTAAATAAAAATGCAGAAGATTATATTTTAGAAATTTATAATGATGATCCAGTAACAATAACTCGATTACTTGATAATGATGGCGAAGAACTTCCGTTATATATCGTAGGAAGTGAGGGAACAGGATATAGTATCAGGAGAGGCGGCGATAGATTTGATGAGAGTGAAACTATCGGAGATCCCTACCGTAGTTTTAATGAAGCAGAAGTACAATTAAGAAACTTGGGTTTTGAAAATTATGAGATGTATGATGAGCTTGGTGGTCAAAGATATCGTGATCATATCATTGAAGAGGATATTGGGGCTGGCGAAGATCAATTAGATAATTATAAAGAAATAGTTGTACGTTTACCTTATGAGGCTGGGGGAAATATTGGTAATCATTATGGCGATGATGTAGCTTATCATTATAGGGTTTCAGATAGAGATTTAGATGGGGAAGATGTTTTATTTGTGCATGAAATACAAAGCGACTATGCTCAAACTGGTGCTGGTAGGAAACCTCGATTAAAAGTTTTTGATGAGGATGAAGCGGAGTTTGGTGGTTATAAACAGATTCTTAATTTATTAAATACTGATTACGGAATAACTAAAGGTCAGTTAAAATTAGGTTTAAGCAGATTCAATAGCGAAGAGGCTAATTCAGCAAGAAAACAGATTATTGACAAATTATTTGATGTAGAAAAAGATATTGGCGATAAAATTCTTGGAAAATATTTTGATGATATTCCTGACAATATTGCTCCCGATGAAACCTTAATTGAAAGTTCAACTTTAGCAATGCAAGCTGATTTGAGAGCTGTCCAAAAAGATAGTATAGAAGCGCAACCTTTAGTTGCTGGTAAAGAAAAGTGGACACAACACGCAGTGAAAAACCTTATAACAAAAATGGTTAGAGAGAATTATCCTAAAATCGTTTTTACATCAGGAAAAAATCAAGCAGATTATTGGAGAACACCGGGTCTTAAACAATACTACGATGTAAATTTACCAAATCAAGTTAAGAAAATCCTGAAAGGAATTGATAAGGAAGCGGTAGAAATCAAAACTCTAGGTGATGAAGATGCAAAACATATAATCATCAACAACACGCAAAAGATAAAAGATTTTATTGAAGGTAAGTTAGATGCGCCGCAAGGTTTTGGAATTAGTGCTGTAGCTCCGGTTGTAGGTTCAGGACTGTTAACGATGCCTCAACAAAACCAAACAGAACAAAATATTACAGGCGGTCTTTTAACTTAAAATGGGGATAGAATATAGAATACTTTTCAGTCGTGAAAATCCATCTCCTCAATACATAAAACTACTCGATGAATATAAGAAGATGCATGACGGCGGTAAAGTCTTTGATGGGCGATCTTTGCGCGATTGGATTGATATTATCAATAAGTTATTACAAAAACATTCTTGTAAAACCTTATTAGATTATGGTTCAGGTCAAGGCACTTTATACACAAATGATTATCATTATTTAACTAATAAGTTAAATTGTAAATTACAAGATTACTGGGGCTTAGATAAGGTTTATTTATATGAACCAGCGTTAAAAGATTTTGACGTATTACCTGATAAAACTTTCGATGCAGTTATTTGTACGGATGTGCTAGAGCATGTCCCTCAAGCTGATTTGGGGTGGGTGTTAGAAGAAATGTTTGCGAGAGCAAATAAATTATTATTTTTAAATATTGCTACTTACCCAGCTCTAAAAACTTTTGAAGATGGAACTAATGTTCACGTTTCATTATTTCCTGTTGAAGATTGGTTGCGATTCATTGAAAGAATTCATCATCGTTATCCTACTGTAACGGTTCAAGTATATTTTAATGAAGTAAAAGAACAAAAGGTTCTTACTAGCGGGTTTAAATTGGAGGGCAGAGATGCCAGATGTAAAAATACCGTATCGTCCGAGACCCTTACAGCTCAAAGCGCATAACAGAAAACAACGATTTGCCTTGCTTAGTTGCCACAGGCGATTTGGAAAAACTGTATTTGCGATGAATGAATTGATTAAAGCAAGTGTCACTTGTTCTAGTCGTAACCCTAGATTTGCTTATTTAGCACCGTTATATCGACAAGCTAAGGCTGTAGCGTGGGATATGTTAAAACATTACTCGCGACCGATTCCGGGCATGCAATATAACGAGGCTGAGCTTCGTGCAGACTTTCCTAATGGTGCAAGGATATCGTTACATGGTGGCGATAATCCTGATCACCTTCGAGGTTTAGGGTTCGATGGTGTGGTCATGGATGAGTATGGCCAAATGTCATCGAGACTGTGGTCTGAAGTAGTAAGGCCAAGTTTAGTCGATAGAAAGGGCTGGGGTGTATTTATTGGTACACCTAAAGGGTATAACAGCTTTTACGATTTATATGAAGCGGCTAAGAAAGACTCTGATTGGTATGTGGCTATACACCGAGCAAGTGAAACCGGCTATGTAAGCCAAGATGAACTTGATGCTGCAAAAAAACAAATGTCCGAAGAACAATACAATCAAGAGTTTGAGTGTTCTTGGACTGCCGCTATACAAGGTAGTTATTACGGACGTTTATTGGAAGAAGCACAGAAAGAACAGCGTATCAGTAAAATTAATCATGACCCAGCGTTGTTAGTTGAAACATGGTGGGACTTGGGTATCTCTGATTCTACCGCCATTTGGTTTGCTCAAAGAAACGGTGCAGAAATACGATTAATTGATTACTACGAAGCAACGGGTGAACCTTTAACCCATTACGTAAACGTTTTAGAAGAGAAGGCTAAAGCTGGTAAATGGAAGTTTGGTAATCATGTATTTCCTCACGATGTGCGACAGCGTTCATTAGATACAGGTCGCACTAGGATAGAAGCTCTTAACTCTTTAGGAATTGAGGTAACGATTGCACCACTACAAAAGGTAGAAGATGGTATTGAGGCCGTGCGTAGACAGCTTAAAAACTGTTGGTTTGACGAGCTTCGATGTAAACGAGGTTTAGATGCTTTGCGCCAGTATCGAGCGCAGTATGACGAGGTTAGGAGAACGTTTCGTTTAAAACCTTATCACGATTGGGCATCTCACGGTTCAGATGCTTTTAGATACGGTTGTATTTACACTCCTACAACTTATGATTGGCAACCGATTGAATACAGTACAACAGGAATAGTTTAATGGCAGAAGCATTAACAGATGATCAAGTAGCGTCGATATGTCGATCAGAGGTAGATGGCGCAAGCGGTCGTGCGGCTGGTGAAATATCCCACGAAAGAGCTGAAGCGTTAGATTATTACTACGGTGAGCCTTATGGCGATGAAACTGAAGGTCGCAGCTCGGTAGTCACTAGAGAGGTGATGGAAACGGTTGAGTGGATACTACCATCTCTAGCTCGTATCTTTTGCGACCAAGAAAACATGATTCAGTTTGACCCTGTAAATGAGACAGATATTGAACAAGCTAAATTAGAAACAGCAGCATGTAATTATGTTTACTGGAAACAGAACCGAGGTTTTTATAACACCTATACTTTTTTGAAAGATGCGTTGTTATCTAAAACAGGTATTTTAAAGATTTATTGGGATGATACCCAAGAAGAGACAAAAGAAAAATACGATAATCTTACTGAATTTCAAGTTGGTGAATTACTTTCTGATCCAAACGTTCAACGTGAAGTTATTGAGGAATCTGTTGAAGAGACTGAGTTTGGTTTAAACGTTGAGTTTAAAGTTATTGAAAAAATGGGAAGTATTCGTATTGAGCCAGTGCCGCCGGAGGAGTTTGGTATTGCTCGTAATGCTCGCTCGCCCTATGTAGAAGATACAAATTTTTGTTACCACAGAACTCTTAAATCTTTTTCAGAGTTAGTTACTATGGGTTATGACGTTGAGTTAATACGGTCGTTACCTTTTGATGAAAGCGCAATGACAGAAGAAGAATTAGCTAGACGTAACAAAACAGATGAAGAAGAACCTTTTGATTATGTATCAGAAGAGTCTATGCGTAACTATTTTATAACGGAATGTTATATCAAAATTGACCGCGATGGAGATGATATTGCAGAGTTGTTGAGAGTAACTTTAGCTGGTGGCAACTACACTTCAGGTAGCAGTCGATTACTTGGGATAGAAGAAGTCGATCACATGCCTTTCGCTACTTGTTCTCCGATATTGATGCCACATAAGTTTTATGGTTTATCGATAGCAGATATTACTATGGATTTACAACGCATCAAGTCGGTACTTACAAGACAAATGCTTGACAATACTTATCTTGCTAACAATTCTCGTACCGCCGTAAATGATTCACACGTGAATCTTGATGATTTGTTAACTTCGAGGCCTGGTGGTGTTGTTAGGTATAAAGGTGAAGGATCAGCTAGTCAATACATAACGCCCATACCGCACAATCCGCTACCTAACGAAGCTTATACAATGATGGGTTATTTAGATGACGTAAGACGGCAAAGAACGGGTGTTGGTGACGAAACAGCGGGTTTAGGAGAAAACACACTATCAAATGTAAATACTGGTGTGGCCGCTCTCGCTTTTGATGCAAAAAGAATGAAGATTGAATTGATTGCACGTATCTTAGGTGAGGTTGGGTTTAAAGATGTTTTTCGATTAATTCATAAGCTGTTAATGAAACATCAAGATAGAAAAATGATGTTAAATGTTGCGGG